ATCTAAGTGTAAATTATCTACACTTGTATAATCCTCATACTGTCCAGATGTTGCATTATATCTAACAAACGCCTTATCATCTTTCTGTAGTGCATTACCTGTAAACTGTGCAAGTAGTCCACTTTTAAATCCAGTAACCTTAGAACCATCTAAGTGAATACCATTCATACCGAATACAGATCTCTTCGATAGGTTGAATAGGTATGGTGAAGCAGAGTTGATTGTATCAACTTCAATGTTCACGTTTGCACTTGTCAGTGTTGGTAGTGGATTGTTTGGTGCAGCACCTACAACATACTTGAATTGTGTATTTGAAACAACTTCAGATACAACAAAGATACCATTATATCCTGATGTACTGATACCAGAGATGCGAACAGGTGTGTCAATTGAAAGATCTGTAAGTGTTGAATCTAAATCAACAGTCACAGTTGTGGATGCAGTGGCACCATCACCAGCCTTGATAGATGAAATGCCAACCTGTTGACCTTTTGAACCAACAATACGATATTCTTCAACTCTTGTTTGGAAATCAAGACTACCTGATGGGAAGTCTGGTTCGATTGGTCTTCCTGTTCCAGCATCATATACATCACCAACCTTTTGATAATACATATCAAGGTCAGTTGATGTCGAAGTAAAATTAGGTAAGAAACTATCACTGATAGTAACTGCATTTGCACCATCAGCATATTCAAAACAAGTTAGTTTGTGGTGAGAGAAACTTGGTGTGAATAAGTTTGTAGTATAATCTTTATATACGTTACCTGATGGATCACCATCAAAAATAGTGAACTGTGAAATATAACAAGCACCTGTGAGTCTGAATATTGCAGATGGATCTATATTATTATTTTCTGGATCAGGAACATATTTTGGTCTTATCTTTGTCTTACGAAGGTCTTTACCTACAATTGAAGTACCTCTTGGTATGATTACACCACCACGAACACTATTTAATTTGAATAGTTCGTTATCAGGTGATGTTAAATCAAAGTTACTACCTAATCCAAATGGACTTAATGTTAAATTAGTATTTCCAAATCTTGTTGTATATTTTGCTTCTGAACTTACCTCTGTATGGTTTTAAATGGTCGTGTTTGGGAGTTTCCTTGGTTTTCAATACTATCAGTCGCATCCAATTCATTGGGGTCAACATAGATAACATTTCCCTGTATATTCTTTAGAAAATTCTCCAGTCTTGAAAGAGGCATCCTATTCTTCTCTGTTTACAGATTCTGTCTAAGTTTATTTATTCAACTTGTAATTGTGTTTCTTGGATAAAGATAATTTGGATCACGGAAATTACGATCTTCAAATTTCATATCAGATTCCTCATTCCAATTAGGATCTGGATAATCATATCTATCATTACCTTCATACTCTACAAGCACTGGATTCACGTCTTTTCTTTCACCATATACATGGTAGAAACAATCAATAGTTGATAAATCAGTAATCAAATCAGTATTAGTTGAATCCTCTGCAATGACAATAAATTCATTATTAAACTCTTGAATCACAAGATTTTGTTGTCTTCCGATTGGTTGTAACTGAACGGTGATACTATCTTCATGGACTAAACCCTTCCAATGCTCAGGTAAATTAATTACATTAGACTCTTTTAATCTACCACGATAGTAAACAGCGGCTTCAGGCCCTTCCAAACAAACATAACGAAGTCTCCATCCCTTTCCCTTTATTGGATGTTCAATATCGAAAGATTTAGGGGGTAGGGCACGAGCAACAGCAAGAGCAGCAGCGAGTCTTCCTTTATTACCACAATCAACTGAACCAGTGACATGCATGTCACCTACAACACGAATCGTATCTACAGATGAACCACCACTTATGAGTAAAGCGTTTGCGGTTTTATCGTCACCAGCAACAGTTAGATTACCGTCAGCCTTAATTGCGAGAGTTGAATTATATGCTGGTTGTGGATCTAATGAGTTTTGTGACGCACCATTTGAAGCGACATTCAAAACTCCTTCATATTCTGGCGATGATGATGGTTTTCCAATATAAACAGGGCCATTCAACACCGCAGTTCCATTTGGAGACGTGTCTGGTGGAACATAGGAAACATCATTAGTTCCTACAATCAATTTATCTGCTTGAAGTCTAGAAATGTTCATAATGATCTTTGTGTTGCTAGTTGTGTTTTCTTTAGATTTGCTGTTAATGCACCAAACTTTTGATCAGCAAAAGCTGCAGCTACCATGAATCCATATTTCAACTCAAACTGACCTTTTGCTATCACAGTCATATCTTTAGAAGCCTTGACTGTAATTTTTTCACCTTGAACACGAATGTCTGGAGCTCCAATGTCTGCAATTCTCTCTGCCTTTACAGTAAATTGACCATCTTGGCCACCACCATTTGCATCCACAAAAATATTTTTAGCCCTCAATAATATATTTCCATTTTCACACTCAAAGACCATATCACCTCTTTTAGCTTTTATGATCTTTGCTGGTAGTTGTGATATGTCTCCAGCATCTCTAACTTTTAAACCTTCACCAAGAACCTCCATAGACATTCCTGGCGTATATAAAACGTGTTTACCAGTTCCAGGCCCGCCTGCTTGAGATCTGCCTTGACCTGTGCTAGCATAGAATCCAAAAGACTGAGCCTCCTGTGTTTGAATTTCATAGTTTGTATCACCATGAATGCTGCTCTGTCCACTCTGAATGGCATATCTTAATTTAGCCTGTCTTTCTATGTTTTTTTTATCGTTTGGTGCTTTTGCCATTTTATTTGTCAATACAATTAATTACAGTCACAACAACATCTTGAGGTCGATCTCTGTTGAAAGGATCAAGTACGTCAGCAAGTTGTGCTGCATCATCAACACGAGTAAACTTAAGAACTGGTAGTAATTTAGCACCAGCCCCAGTATCGCTATTTATTGTGATGTCTGGAAGTCCAGTGAATCCAAATCCACCATTGGTAACGTTAACGCCCACTATCAATCCATTTTGAATATTTAATTCAACTTCTGCTACGCCAGTTCCATCACCAGTTCCATCACCAGTTCCACCGCCACTAACTGTAGCTGTGTCATTATCATTATAACCGAAACCTGTATTATCGACAACAACATTATCTAATGAGGTAACATATGAAGTCTCGCCATCATAATTTCCGTTTGGATCTGGAACTAGCTCTTTAACATTTCCTTCAATGTCAGTCTCTGTTGTGTTCGGTAGATATTCTTGGCCAGGGCTAGTCATAACAACGTCAACCACACCAAGTTCAGTTCCATTTGGATCATTTACATATACGTTTGATAAATCAGCGTCAACTGTATCACCACCAACACTATCACTTAAGATTGGAATTCCTCCAGTTCCTCCAGTCACCACAGGAACTCCACCCTCAGTCAATATTGGATTTCCATCATTATCATACAAGGGAGTTCCACCTGTTCCACCAGCATTTACAGGAAGAACTGGTAATATTGAATCAGGATCAGTCACTGGAAGACCTCCTAAGACACCAACGGAAGGATTAGGAACAGTCACTGGAAAACCTCCTATACCACCAGCAGAAGTGTTAGGACTATTGCTTACAGGTGAAACAGGCCCCAACACTGGATGACCTCCAGCACCGTAACCTTTGTCACAACTATCAAAGAAGGAAAGTAAAGGTGGTTCTTCAAACCCAAACCCTGGCCCATTAATTGACACGCCGATAATTTGTCCAAGAGCATTTACAATTGAACTTCCAGTTGCACCTTGACCACTACTACCTATGAAGTCTACTCTAGGTGGCCCACACTTGAGAACGTTTGTGGTGCAATCTGGAGCAGATGGATCTGCTGCAATCGCATTATCAATACTATCCAGTAAGGGAGTTAATTTAGCGTTCAATCCTACTTTGTCAATTATATTATCAAAAGCGTCCTCTATTGATTTTGAAACTCCTCCCTTTGAAGAGAATGAAGTTGGATCTGGGGGACAATTAACTTTATCACAATCAAGAATATTTGTGAGAATATTCGCAAATCTAATTGCTTTTGAAAATGTTTCGCTTGGAAGTGCGATACCACCACCTTGAATATTGTTTAATTGGTCAAACAAACCACCAAGACTTGAATCTATAAGATTATTAATTTGACCAAACATATCTCCCATAAAGTTTTCTATTCCACAAATAGGAACATCTAACACTTGTCCAATCATATTCTCTAAACTTTTAGAGAGATAATCTAGTAATCCATCTTGTATTTTTTCAATATTACAAAAGATAACACTTGTCAATGCATTCGTAGCTTGACCTAATACAACTTGATTAAATTTATCAACACTACCCTCCATAGTTGTATCTAACTTATCAAGAGTTTCTTGAATCAACCATGATCTTCCACGACGAACTAATTTTGTCATCGAACTATGAATTCTTGTTGTTGCTAATTTAAGTTCACTTTGAATATCAACAAGACCACCGTAAATTGGATCAACGTATGTAGAAGATTCATTCAATTCTTGTAGAGTTTCCAGTTTTCGGGTAAAATCTTTTATCGCATTGCTTATCTTTGATATTTCATTATCTTCACAAGGACTAAAAGTATCAGTAACAATATTTGTTGATGCCTCTTTTTGTTTCCCTGCAATGCTTGCTACATATTCACCATCTGTAAACGCATGAGTCCAAGGTGATTGTTGAAATTGATGTTGTTTACCAGATGTTTGTACAACCTTTGGTGGAGTATATGGTGTAAAACAAGTTTGTTTTTTTGCATTAAATTTTGCACTTGTCAATTCATCTGAGACAAATGTTTGTCTAAATAAAGTTCCAAATATGACTGGTTGTTGAGCATCATCACCATCCATAAAGAATCCAACAACAACCTCTCCACCTTGATACTGCACTGTCTCTCCACAACCACCAGTGGTTGCAGTATTTGGTGGTAACAGAATGTGCGCTAGAGGTAAGTCTTTGTCTGGTAAATCATCAGCACAATCATGATAACCAACGATGCGAACACGACATCTAAAACGATATGTTTCTTCACCATTATCTGATTGTGTACTTTCTAAGCAATCTCTCCACTCTCCTTTATCTGGATCAGTCACCTGACCGATCCACCACTTCATCGAGTCCTTTCCAAAAAAATTAGTTGATGGTTGATACATTTAATTAATCGTCATAGATTAAACACTCAGGTTCATCTGGGTGCATATCACAGAAAAGTTCGAGTGCATTAGGATCATGATGATCTCCTGCTTCAATCTCTTCCTTATGATGTTCTACATACTCCTCAAGTTCATGCAATTCTTCTTTTGCATGTCTTCTTGCTGCTGGATTCGCTTGTGGGTCGTCAGCAATTTTTTTATCGTATTCAATGTGATCTTCGATTGATTTCATTTGATTCTCCTGTTTCTTTTATTTAAGCGGTAAAGACATCACGAACTAATTTTAACTCGGAATTTGATTTACCGTCACTCATAAAATGTTTTAATTCACTAATTAAGTATTTTCCACTCACATCGTTGGTGTCTTCATCACCAGAACCAGTCTGTGTTTGATCGTCATTCTCTTTGATTGGAAATTTGACTTCAATCATTTGACCAACTCTTAAATCAGGATTAAGAGGAGTGGTAATACTTAATGACTGAGAAAATAACAAGTTAGTTCTAGCATAAGCCTTATTTTGATATCTGGCAAGCTCACTATCTTTTTCAACTTCATCTTTCTTAGAACCTTTTTGTAAGGCTCCTTTATCTAAAATTCTCAACATTAATCGTGTTGGAACATCCTCTAATTTATTTGGTAGTTTAGGTGGTTTGTTCAAATCTAAAGAAGAAATTTTATAGTCAACAGTTTCTGTAGTTCCATTTTCAATATCAACGTATATAGTTTTGTTTGCATACATTCCCATTCTACAATTCATACCAACATCATTTGATGTATCTAAATTGTTTTCAATAATTTTAAAATCACCTGTTCCAGCTGGAGTAGGTGTTTTTTCTGGTTTTTCATAAACTGTTGGTTCACCTTCTAATAAAGTTTTAATTGATTTAAAATAATAACCATCTAAAGTTTCATAAAATAAAAATCCACACTCATCATCTGTAGATGCCGCCTTTGGACATAACCATTGAATTGTATCAAACGGTCTTTTAAGATTACCAACAAAAGTATACTTATTAAAAGCTTGATCTTTGTCTAAATTTTTAGATGTTTGAACTCCTCTTTTATCACTTATTAAAAGTTCAGAGACAATATCAGATATATTTCCAGTGAATCTTTTTGAAACTCTTGCAGTTTCATTTACAATTGATTCCACTGAAACAAATTCGAGAGTTGCTATTTGTTTTCTCGCCTCAGTTTTCATGTCTTTAACAGAGTTTAACATGATTGAGTGTTTATCTGGTAGAATTTCAAAATCATCGTAGCCAGGAACTTCAACTCTTAAATCCAAAAATTCACCACCAGTGATTCCCTCACGACTAATTCCTAAATCTACATCAATAAAACTAATTGTTAGGGATATTGAAGGACTTTTTAGACTTTCAAAATAAGTGATGGTAGGATTACCACCAGATATTTCATATCCATCCTCTGCCTTTGGATTATCTTTTCCAAATGTAGGAATTAAAGTGCAATTTTTGATAAAATATTGAATTCTTTCCATTAACTTATCATTTTAGCAATGTCGGTTGGTAAATTAATTTTAGAGACTGTCCTAACATTAACATTATTCGATGGTGAGGGTATTGGAACAGGTTGGGGAACCTGTTTTACTTTTGTTTCAACAACTGGTTGAATTACAGTTCTAACCCTATTACTATTTACACTTTGATTTATACTGTTAATATTTGTTTTATTAGATATAGTTGAAATATTTTCATTAGAGATAATATTTCCACTCATATTTGGCTGAAATACTTCTGGGCCTTTTTCGCCAACTAAGTATGGTTTTCCTTTTGTAACTGGGCCACCTTTTTCCCTTCTTTCAATTGACGAGAAAAATCCTTGAGGAGAAATATTCAAAAGATTAATTTGTTTTTTCATAAACTTTATTTCATCCCTATGTAATTGTGTCTCCTTTGAAAAAAGATTAAAGAATATATTAATAGAATTTATTTTTGTTCTCATTTATACCACCGATAAGAATGGGTTTGATATCACATCAATAAAAGGTATACCACTCTCAGTTCCTGTTATTTGATCTGATTGACTATTCGATGTTTCAAAAGTAGGAGATGTAGTTTCAATGGGCTCATCGTTACCTCCACTACTAATTGGAGGCAAAGTAATAGCGCTGAGATCTTCATTAGGTGGTAAAGTTAATTTATCAACTTGACTTTCAAATACTGATTTAATAAAATCCTCTGATCTCACAGGTGCTTTATCACCTTTTATATCAAATTCTTCTTTAGATGGAGATCCACCAGAATTGTTGTATTTTTCCATTATCTCTGGACTATATGTATTTCCCATCTGTAATCCCATAGTCATCGCTGCTCTTTGCATTGGAGTTAGTGGTTCACCAGGCCTTACTATTTCACCAGCAATAAATGTTCCCGATCCCTTACTTGTAATTGATCCATCAGGATTTACAGTGGTTTCCATTGAGAGTTGACTCTCTTTATCTCTCATTGAATCTATCTTGTTTTGAAAATTCTTTTTCCTTGCATTATCACCAATATATCTGCCATCTTTGTCACGCAATTTTTTCTTCTCTTCTTCACCCCTTCCTCTTCTATCAAAATCAAATAAATTTCCTGTCATAGCATCAGCCACACCAGTCGCTAATCTCATCAATCCAAAGGGTTTACCACCTCTGCGATCTAAGTCAGTCAATCCACCTGTCATGGCATCGATAGAACCAGTGATGCCTCTCATCAAACCGAATGGTTTACCACCTCGTTTATCAAAGTCTGTAAGATTGCCAGTAGCGGCGTCTATAGTTCCACCTATTGTACCAAATAAACCTCTTCCTTCTTTTTCATCACTTCTAACATTTTCATTTTTTTTATTTCCACCAAATAATCCATCAAATAATCCTTTATTTTCTTTATCATCACTTTTAACATTTTCATTCTTTTTCTTACTAAATAAATTCTTAAAGAATCCTCCTTCCTTATCATCTTCCTTATCATCTTCCTTATTATCCTTATTACCCCCAACACCATAACGAGTACCATACTCTAATGTATCGTCATATTTTCCCTTATACATATTAAGTTTTTTCTCTAATTCAGAAACATTTGCTTCTTTTCCAAATGCTTTTGCCTCTAATTTTGCATCAAAAATTTGAGATTCTAATTCTTGAACCTTATCCTGATAGAACTGTTGAGTCGCTGCCTCAAGCATGAAGGGATACTCTAAAGAATTAGGGTCAACTTCTATCTGTCCTGTTTCTGGATTTCCTCTTGTGGAATATGATATGGATGTATTTAATTCGTTTATAATATTATTTGGAATTATCGTTCCTGATGTTTTTGGTACAAAAATTTCTGGGCCTTCCTCACCCACGATTGACGGTTGATTAATCGGTGGTTCTCCACCATCTTTAAAACCCAATAAACCACTCAGTCCAAGAATTACGCCAGGCCCAATGAAAGGTCTTATTGTGTTTTGTGCTAAACCAGCAGCACCTTGAAGTAAAGAATCTCCAAAATTTCTAGGTCTATTTTCAAATGGCGCCACATCTTGAAGTCTGCCACCTATTTGTTTTTGACTTATATCCTGTCTTTTTGATAATTCTTGCTCTCTGATTTCTAATTGTTTTCGTCTTTGGTCTTGTTGAACTATGAAATAATTAGTAATTTGTTGAATATCACTTTCAATCAACTGAATACTTTCTTCTAAACCTTGAAGTAGATTTGAGTTAACACTAACAAGATTGAAATTTTCTTGAGATTGTTGAAGAGCACGATTAGCCACCTCATCAATAGATGAGATTGATTCAAAAAAATTATCAATCGTAATTTTTTTATTAGATTGTCCTAACTCCTCTTCATCCATACTTTTGGACACCCTCTGCTTGTTGTCTCTTTAAATTTTCACTTTCAATATAATCCTTCAAAAGAGCTAAATAAATTTCTCTTTCCCAAGGCATCATATTTTCAATCTCAGTTAATGAATATTTATGGTATTGCATGAGAGCGAAATTAATTCGATAATAGGATTCAAGATCCTCTCTTGCAATACTTAACCGAAAAAATCGGCTAGACCCTCCAAAACGATACTACTCTTCTTTTTTGTATTTGGATTTGTCACTTCAATTGTGTGAGATAATTTAGGCATCGTTGCAAAAAATTTCTCAACTTGTTTATATTGTTTTGAATTTAATTGTTCAATAAATTCTAATCTTTCATCTGAAGTGTAATCTTTTCCTTCCCATGCCTCATCTTGCGTAAAAACAGTTTCAATGCAATCTGCAACTAATTTAAAAGTTTTATCTACGATTGTTTGAGGTTCATCTTCTGTTTCAAAGTTATTCTCAATAAACTGATTTAATGAAGGATATTTCATACGGATTGATAAATCTTTATCTAGGACAATATCAGTTGTATGATCTTTTGGTCTAACAACTTCTATCTCATCCACATAAATTGTGACTGGAACTTCAGTTTTTCTATCATCTGGACATGTCACAGTCAATCTTATATCCTCACCAATTGATTTAGCACGAATATTTAAAAAGATATATTCAATATCAAATGTTGGTAGATCATCAATCTTTATTCCTCTTGTTAAAATGCATTTCTTCAATACATCTTTAACAGAATTTGTAATTTCATTTTGATCTTTTGTTTCTAATGCTAAAATCAAAATCTTCTCTTCTTTGACAAGAAACGGACGATATTTAATTTTTTTACCTGTAGAAGGCATCTTCAACTCATAAGTTGGAGTTGTAATTGTTGGTAATGGCATAATGTTGAATCAATATTTTATATAGGATGGTTATTTAGCGTCTGGTTTTTTTCTTATATTTACTTTTCTTTTTTCCAAAAGAATTAGATGGAAAAGTATTTCCATACAAGAGCTCGTCACGAAGACCATTTCTTCTCGCTGCCTCGGCAGTATCTAGGAAAGAAAAGGCATCTTGAATCACAGCACCATGAGTATCTTCATAATTAAAATCTGTCAAAAATCGATCATATGCAAGTTGTATACTACATCTTAACACATTTGACTCACCATAGGCAACTCTCATCGATGTTAAATTAGTTGGCCAAGCTTTGATAAATTCATAACCTGTCAGTTTTGTGGTTGAATTTTTCGTACCTAAGTCTCTTTCAAATTTTGTCACATGAATTGTCTCTTTGTAATCCTCTGGATAATTAAATCTTCCATATGCATTACTAACTCTTTTATCTTTAGCACTGATTGGATTAATGTATGTCATCCATGATTCTAACACTTCAAGTATGACATGATCTAAATCAACATAAAATGTTAGATTAAGTGGAGGAAAAGTTCTAAGATTTGGAAATTCTTCTTGAATACCTTGATGATGACCTACAGCAAGACTTGTTTGAAATGATGTGCCTGGTAATTCTGCTTCAGCACATAATAATGACATTTTTTCCATGAAATCCTTGCCTTGAACTCTTCTATTACCAGAAACAGTGGGACTATTATAACTAAATATTCCATTCGGGTCAGAGCTTTCCAACCATTTGTCATAGTTGGAAAAACTAAAATGAACTTGGAAAAGTGTATCTATCGATGACCGACCAAGAGTGTCCCTAGCATCTAATATGTTTTTTGTAAATATTCTGTTTCTATCTGGAAATCCCACGATAAATAAATTTAAGTTGTTATTATTATATATGAGCTATAAAGGAATATATAAGCCTTCTAACCCCAGAAAGTACAAGGGTGATCAATCTAATATTATTTATAGGTCTTTATGGGAGAGAAAATTTATGAATTACTGCGATTTAAATGAAAATGTTCTTGAATGGGCATCAGAAGAATTCTTCATACCCTACCGAGATCCAACAACAAATCGTGTTCGTAGATATTTTCCAGATTTTTTTATTAAATATAAGGATAGAAATGGTGATATTCGTAGATCTGTGATTGAGGTCAAACCTATGAGAGAAACATTAGAACCAAAGGCAACTAAAGGAAAATCAAGAAAAACATTGATAAATGAATCAATCACATACGTTAAGAATCAAGCAAAGTGGAAAGCTGCAAGAGAATTTTGTGATGATCGTAAATTAGAGTTTAAAATCATGACCGAAAAAGAATTAGGAATCCGATGAGCATTCTTCAAAACATACTAGATAGAGTTGGTGGTCAGGTAAATGAAGATTACTTTCGTGATCAATTAATTCAAGAACTTGGGTCAACGAATTTTGATGATGATGCCGCAGATACTGGTGGATTTGCTGCTGGTCAATTATATTTTTTTACATATCAAGCACAAACAAAACAACCATATTATGACATGTATCCTCTATCCTATATCATTGAAATGAGGTCAGGTGGATTTCTTGGATGCAACCTTCACTATGTCAAATTAAATCAAAGAGAAGAACTTGCAATGAGCTTACTAAATAACTCTGCTCAGGGTTCAGTTGCAGTTCCTCGTCGAACTCTACATAAATACGTTTATGCTGGTGTTAGAGGTCAACCATATCGCATTCCAGAATCTGAGTGGACAGACGTAGCACAACTACCCACTGAAAAATTTGTCGATATGAGAGGAATTAGTGTTCCAAGAAACAGAATTTACAACGCAAACTAATGGCAAAGAAAAGTAAAAAATATAATATTGATGGAGAACAATACGTTTTTAACTTTAATGACGCTGGAAATTTAGTGGGAATCTCTAAACCATCAGGACGTAATGGACAATATAAAGAAAATGCAGTCGATCCTAATAGTGACGAATTTGCTAGTGTAGCAGCATCTGAGGAAGCAACCAGTGCATATAACGTTGCGAACTATGGTGGTAATAAAAACGCATATCAAGATAGTGCAACACAAGCCACTGCTACACAACAAAACCAATCATATGATAATAAAACAAAAAAGAATAATAATCAGGATATAGATCTACCTCTCAATCAAACAAACAATATAGCGACCAATCGGGAAGAAAATTATGGTATTGGAAATCCTTTTACTGGATATAATAATGCTAAAAAGGGGAGAAAGGTATATGCAGAAGTTTTCGCTTACCCTCTTGATATTGATCCTGAACAAGATCACCTAAAAATCAAAAAATACAAATACCAAAGAACAAGTGTTCAAGCTGGTAGGCCTGCAACAACTCAAACTACAAAAGGAGAACCAATTAGACAAGGTCAAGGTGGAATCAAAGGATATAAGGATGATGTCACAACAAACTCAGCTGGCGATAGTGTATTGGGAATGGAACAATTAGGAAGTGTCATACTACCAATGCCAAAAGTGGTTGATACAAATGGTGCTGAGTGGGGAGAGAGTAAAATTAATGTTCTAGGTCTCGCTGCAATGGGAACTTTTAGTAAATTGGGACAGTTAGGAGTCTCAAAAGAGGAACAAGAGAGATTAAAAGGACTTAATAAAGAACTCAAAGGAAAAGGAAGAACAAGTAGTTTTAAAGACGTTCTAGGTGCTTTAGGAGGTGCGAGTTTTTCACAAGCGGCATCGACAGCTGTTGGTCAACAAATTTCCACAAATGAATTTTTAGCAAGAGCTAGTGGAAGAGTTTTAAATCCAAATGCTGAACTTTTATTTCAAGGGCCAGTTTTAAGAGATTTCAATTTTGATTTTCTTATGATTGCAAGAAGTCGTGAAGAGGGTGATGAAATAAGAAGAATTATTCGTTGGTTTAAAACTGGAATGGCTCCTAGATTTAACAATTCTACTTACTTAGAAACTCCAGATGTATTTTCCTTAGAATATAAAAGAGGACAAGGGCCAATGGATCAACTAGACACTGTAAATAGATTTAATCCAGGCGGTCTTGCATTACGAACAATTGCAGTTGATTATGCTCCAAATGGATATTGGTCTGCATATCAAGATTCTCAACCAGTTGCAGTTAGAATGAGTTTAAACTTCGCTGAATTAAGACCAATATTTGCAAGTGATCAAGAAATGACTCCAGCAAGCAGTGTAGGTTACTAAAATGGCATATCAAGGTTCATCAAAATCATATTTTAGACAACTACCTAATCTTAGTTATCCATCATTAACTAATGATAGGTCTTCTGTTTATGATTATCAAGTTGTTAAAAACTTTTTTAAAAGAGCAGTTCTTCGTGATGACATATTTAACGATGTAACTAATTTTACAAAATATTCTGTAGAAGGTGATGAGAGAGCAGATCAAGTCGCATATGATTTTTACGGTGATTCTGGTCTTGATTGGGTTATTTTAACAACAAATAATATTATTCATGTAAGAGATGAATGGCCAATGGGTCAACAAGATTTTCTAACTTATCTAAATGAAAAATATACTAGTGAACAATTGTCTAATATTCATCATTATGAAACAAAACTTTTAAGAGATGAATCTGACACTTTAATCCAACCAGAGGGATTGCATGTTGACTCCAATTATTCAATTACATTTTTAGATAATGGAGTATCAAGAACTGAATCATCAATTAAGTCAGTTACTTTTTTAGAGCATGAAACTAATTTAAATGACGCAAAGAGAAATATCAATATTTTAAAAACAGACTATCTTGATATCATGTTGAGAGATATCAAAGATATCATGAAATACAAGAAATCAAGTCAGTTCATAAACGCAACTTTGAAAGAAACAGAAAATCCACGCATAATTTCACCATAAAAAAAGAGGTCGTTTTGAGCGACCTCTGGCGTAAAAAATGGCCCGAAATTTTTTTCGGGGTATTTTCTAATTTTCAGCTAATTTTGC